CTTGGATATTGCTCATTCATTTTCTTTAGTAAATCCGTTCTATACTCGGTATCTATTTTCTTTAATTCTGCAAAATCTTTAAATCCGTTTACCTTATCAATTCCAAATACTTCAATCAATTCTAAATATGTTTTTTCGGTACATAAACCATATTGAGTGCTATTTATATAAAACGTATGTTCAGCTCTTCTATGTCCTAATTTAGTATTAATTTGTTTTAGGTTTAAGCCAATGTATTTCATTATAATTTTAAAATAATCTCTTAACGGATGCTTACCTTCAAAATCGTGTTTTTGGTGATTTTTACTAAAAACTAAAACATCTTCTGTAAAAGAAACCATATTTACATTAGCACCTAAAGCAACCGCAAAATTATCTTTTTCCCAAGTTGCCCTATATCCAAACGGTATATTTGGTATTGCTTCTGTTATTAATTTAGTCGTGTACGGTTCTTGACTAAACAAAATCATCTTACCATTCTTTCTTAAAATACGGTTTGCAATATCATAAACCTTTTTTGGTTCTATTGCTAAATCCCAACCATTAATACCAAGTTTTCTACCGCCATCAGTATTCATATTACCATAAGGCAAATCTGTCAATATTAAATCAACACTTCCACTTTCTATTTTATCGCTTTCAATTAAGCAATCTCCTTTTAATAATTCTACCATAATTCAATATCGTTTAAGTTTTCTTGTCTTTTATCACAACCACAATCTTCGCCCCATATCTTTTTGACTATCCATTTGATACCAGTATAATATGTGATGCGTTCAATTAAATCTCCTAACTTCATTCTAAAATCTTTTTGGTTAATTTGGCTTTTGTCTTTCTGTATGTGTTATATAAAGAATGATATGTGATGCTGGTTTTGTTTGATAGTTCTGTAATGGAGTATTCGTTTTGAATAAGATTAAATACTTTTTTATCGTACCAATGCAAATCTTCTAATTCTTTTGTTAGTGTTTCATCTGCTGAATCATAGTCAATATATTCTTGCGATTCTAAATCTAAAACCAAATCTAAAGATACTTTGTTTTCTTTTTTCTTCTTGTTGTACATCTGTAAAAATGAAGTTCGTAGTGTTAAATATATGTAGTAATAATTTACATCATCTCCGTATGATATATCTAATCCCTTTTTTAGCATCTTACCGATTATAAGGTACATATTGCCAACGATATCTTCAGCTTCATCTTTGGTGCATCCAAACTTGACAACTGTATTTATCCATTTATTGTGTGATTCAAAAACCTTTTCTAACATATATAAAATTATTGTATAAATATACAACTAATAGTAAAAAAAGTTATAAACAAAAAAGAAAGTGATTCCAGAGTATAGCTACTCCAAAACCACTTTATATTATTAAATTTATACTATATGTTTTTGATTATGTTTGTAGATGAATATTTTTGTTTTTATTTATAATATTTCATCATATATATAATAAGTTTTTATACCAAATTTACAAAATATACTATATTATTTTCTTATAGTTAAATCAATTACTATAAGTTTTTCTTATGCTTGTATCTGATGTACCCATTCTCTAAATGATTTGAATCAATCCATCCAGTAACTGGGTTCATTTTATAGTTGTTCTTTCTTTGTTGAACTTCTTTGTGTTGCATTCTTTTAAACTCTTCAAGTGTTTGTAATTCTTCCATATTTATATTTTTACCAAGTTCCAGCTAATTGTCCAGAGCATTCAATTACTTCATATTCATTTTTTGCTTTCCATTCCCAAGATTTAACTCGTAGTTTAACCAACTCTAATATCTCTGGTCTTCTTTCAAACTCTATATTGCTAATAAGGATATCTAAAGCATCCATTCCTATTTTCTTTTGCCTTGTATCAATTTCTTTTATAGTTTCTTTAAAAGCTATCTTTTTACGCTTCTCCCTTTTAATACCCAATTCTTTTTGGTCTAAAAAGTACACATCGTAAAACTGTCTGAATCTTTTGAAACTTGTGTAGTATGTTTCAACCTTTGTTAATGCTTGGTATATTGATACTCTGTTTGTCTTTCGTCCTTTTGCTCCAAGAAACTCTGCAATCATTCTGTCATTCATATCGTTTAAGTCCTTTAATATCTTGTAGAACAAACATCTTATGTATGCATCTTCTGGTCTTCTTTGCCTACTGTGCAAATCAAAATCAGTTAGCTTAATATAGTTGTCTAATAATTCATTTGCTATTTCTTCGTTGTAGTGTAATCTGTGTTTCATATTATTCAATTATTTCTGCTCCGTGTTCAAGATTTATTTTGTCTGATGCTGCAACCAATTGTTCTTTGTCTTTTGTATAGGCAATACATACTTCTTGAATCTTTGTGAAATCATTAAAATCAAACTCATTTAAAAGCCATTTAACGAACTCTAATTTATTTGCGACTAACTTGTCCCCTAAATCTTTTTCGTCCATCTCTTCGACTTTCTGATAGTAACTCGTTTCTATTTCTATTAGGTCATCAATTGTTTTCTTCACATTGTTTTTTGTTCTGTGCCTAAATAGTCCAGATGCTTTTGCTTCTTCTAAAAAGTGTAGGTTTACAAATGATGTTATTATCGCTCCGCTTACTTGTTCTATTTGTTTATTCGTCATAATTAAAACATTGTTAATTGTTGTTGGTGTTCTTTTAATCTTTTCATTGATGCATTATAATATTCAGTATCTAATTCACAAGCAGTTAAATCATATCCTAAATTATGACAAGCTATTGCAATACTTCCAGAACCTAAATGCGTGTCTAATATTTTATTACCCTCTTTTGCGTAGTTTATTAAAAGCCATTCGTATAGTTTAACTGGCTTTTCCGTTGGGTGTATTTTCTTTTGTTTTTGTGGGTTGTTTAAATAACCAAACCCAATCCAATCGTATGTGTATTTCCTTAAAATACAATCAAAACTTGTATAAGCTAATTCTCCATCAGAATAGTTTTTATTATTTGCGTTTGTTATTTTTTTATCCCAATAAATCCAACCTTTTTTTGGAACTAATAAATCCGCAAAATAATTACCACCCCAAATAATTTGATTTTTACTAACTCTTTGTAATTCTATAAAGTATTCTAAAGGCGGTCTTTTATTATCCCAATCTTTTTTTATATGGTGTTGCTTATTTGAAAAAGTTTTTGCTTTTCCACTTTTACCTTTTACGGTTGTATTACCGTCAAAACCAATTCCATAAGGCGGGTCTACAATAGCCAAGTCAAAGTAATTATCTTCATACCTTGCCATTAGTTCCATATTATCTTCGTTTGTTATCTTCATATTATTTTAGATTGTTTTTTAAGTTTCTTTGCATATAAAAATCGTTTAAATACATTTCCATTAATGGTTTAAATTTTGATATTGAAGTTGCAGATGGGTGTTCTGTTTTTGCAAGATTTGCATATTGTTTGAAAATATAATCAATTGCATCATAATCTTTGTAAGCTTTTGAAAATGCAGTATAAATCATTTCTCTAACACAATAAGCTTGTATGTTTGTTTTTGTGTATTTAACGACTAAATTAGATATTTTTCTTAAAATGTATAAAGAAAATTTTAAATCTATTATTTTTGAATTACCTTTTTTAAATTCGATTCTACTTGCGTTTCCAAAAAAAGCATTAGCAACATTACCAACAGAGATGTTATTTGAATGTTTTAAATATGCTTTATAAACTATTTTGTAATCATCATTATCCATTGAATATGCTTTTAAATAATCAGCAGTATTCCAAGCTTTGTTTCCGTTATTTAAACCTATAATAGCTTTTAAATGCTCTTTTTCTTTGTCAGTATCAACCCAATCAATTACATATGCTGGTATTGTTTTTTGCTTTAAAAGTTTAGCTGATTCTATTCTGTGATGTCCTTCAATAACATCTCCCTTTGAAGAAACAACAATTGGCATCATCCATCCGTAATCATTTAGTTTTGACTTAAAGTTCTCTGCGTGTTTTGTTACAGTATCTCTATTAACTTTTGCCATTTTTAATTCACTTAATGGGTAATAAGCATTATAATCTCCTCTTTTAATTTCTTGTGTATTCATCTTGTTTTTGTTTTAATTATTAATATCTGTTTTGTTCGTATTTCTCTTCGTTGTAATATCTCTTTGTTAATTCAATTTCATTATCAAGCAAATTGTTTAGATGCTTGTAAATAAAATTAGCATCTTCTTCTGTTAGTTGATACTCTTCTTCTTCAATCCAAATGTTGGTGTGTAGCACATCATCTTTTAAATGTAAATCAATTAGATGTTCATCAGTATCTAAATATAAACTTACTTCGTTTGGCAGTTGGTCATTGTACCAGCTATCTTCTGATTCAAATTCTGGTTGTATTATTTTAATAATGTTTTTTAGTTTAATATCCATAACTTTTTGATTTTTGTATTGCTAATTCTATGTCAAATTTCAATAATTCTAATTCGTTTTTTAAATAGGTATTTTCTGTTCTACTAATTAAATATTCTATTCTGTCAAATCTTTCTTCCATTATCTAAACATCATTATTATCATTACTGCAAACCAAAATGTTAAAAACATTACCAGTAAAACCATTAATAATCCAAATACTATTTCAATCCACTTGTCAAATATTTTTTTCATAATATCTTAAATGTTAAAAATTAAACTTACTAATGTTCTTCCAACAAAATAGCATAATACTGCTGCTAATAATGTTATTGTAATTTGTTCTGACCTTGTTAAATCTTTCATTTTGTTTTGTTTTAGTTATTATCGTTAAGCAAATCTATTACTTATTTACTTATAAAAAAAACTTATTTACATTTATTTTTAATTTTAACATTTTTTTAACATTTTAACAAAAAAAAAGAGAAGCTAATTTGCTTCCCTTAATCTTTCAATTTCTCTTTCAAGATAATCTTTTGCCTTTAATAAATCTTGTAATTCATCTTTCTTTTTTCCAGCCCTACATATATACTTCAATATATTCCCTCTGGAGAAGTTAAGATTAAAATCGTTTATTACATCAATTACATCGTAATCTTTGCCATTGTCATAGTGTGTTTGTGTTGCTCTCATTTATTTTTGTTTATCGTAGTTATAAATTTTGGTGTATAAATCCCAAATTGATTGATATGCTTCTTGCAAATCAAATTCCTTTCCTTTCATATAATACTGACCGCTATGCCCTCTTTGATACTTTACCTTATAGTTTGCACCAGATGGTTCTAAAGTTATTACAAACCCCTTATTAAAGCAATATGATTGTGCTTTATTGTCGCAGTTCTTAAATGGTTTTAGTTTCTTCTTAATCTTCGCCATCTATATTTTCCCAAAGTTCAATAAATTCCAATGCCTTTTGAACACCTAACGCTTCACAAGTTCTTTTTGCTTCAACTAATTGCAACCAGTATTC